CGCTTGTCCTCTCCCGTAACGTCTCGATCTACAACACGGATCAGACGATGATGGAGCGCACCAACAACGTCATCTGGCGCCCGCAGCCCTACATTGCGACCTCGTTGTCGAATGCAGGGGTTGGCACGGACATCTCATTACTCCCTGGTGGTGGCTACGCCTCCTACACCCAGCTGGCAGTTCCCGCCAGCATCAACCAGACCCGCACGGTGGCTTTCGAGCTCAACGCTCAAGAGCTTCGTGACGCTCTGCAAGAGCAACGCCTTGGCGACTCGGCGAAACAGAAACTCGCTTCTGACATCAACGTGTCGGTGCTAAACATCGCGGCCAATCAAGGCACGCTGGTGGTAAGGCGCGCGACCGCTGCTGGTGCTTCGAGCGGGTTTGATGACGTCGCCCAGTGCGAGGCCATCTTCAACGAGCAGGGCATCATGGACGGTGACCGTTACCTCGCGCTCAACACGCGGGACTACAACGGCCTCGCTAACGACCTTGCCAAGGCTTCGCGCTCCTTCGGGAACCAGAAGTCCGACAAGGCTTATGAGCGTGCGTACGTTGGGATGGTGGCGTCCTTCGACATCTACAAGCTCGACTACGCGGTGCGGTTGCCTGCTGCTGCTGGTGTTGGCATCACCATCGACACCCGCGACTCTGCAGCGAACTACCAGATTCCAAAGTCTATCACCACGACCCCGACGACCTCTGAACGCCTCAACGTGGATAACCGTTTTCAGACGGTGACGGTGAGCAGCACGACTGGCATTGCCGCTGGGGATGCGTTCACAATCGCTGGTGTAAACGCTGTGCATCACATCACCAAAGGCGACACCGGTCAGCCTAAAACCTTCCGCGTTATCAGCGTAACTAACGCGACCCAGATGGTGATTAGTCCAGGCATCGTATCCAACCAGGTTCCTAACGCGGCTTCTGCGCAGAACCAGAACTGCGTTGTGAATGTCAAGGCAGCGAACAGTGCTATCACGTTCATGAACACGACGGCAGCTGGCGTTAACTGCTTCTGGCACAAGGACGCGATTGAAATCCTCCCTGGCCGCTACTCGCTCCCCGACAACGCTGGCGTTGCGGTGATGCGCGGTTCAACCGACCAAGGGCTGGAGCTCGTAATGACCAAGCGTTTCGATCAGAACACCCTCACGACCAAGTATCGTGTGGACACGTTCTACGGAGTTGTGAACAAACAACCCGAAATGAGTGGCATTCTGCTGTTCAATCAGTAGTATAGTCTCACGGGGGGTGGCCCTTCGGGGCCATCCCCTTAACTTTACGCAACTTATGCCGCTCAAGAAGGGTTATTCGCAGAAGACAATCTCCTCCAACATCGGTAAGGAGATGAAGGCCGGTAAACCGCAGAAGCAAGCGATTGCAATCGCGCTCTCAACGGCTCGCAAAGCGAAGCAAGCGGCTGGAAAACCCGTTGGAAAACTGAAAAAATGATTGAGTTTCCTGCAATGGTGTACCGCTCGCCAGGGAAGAACCCTGCGCGGTGGGGCACATACGACTACTGCGGCGTCGAATCCCAAGAAGAACTCGATGAAGCCCTCTCCTTGGGCTGGAGTTTGACTGTTGAAGAGGCGGTGGACGTCTATAACAAGGCCGTGGAGGACGCTGTAAGGCTCAAGAACGAGCCCAAGGTCAAGATTGTGGTCAATGAGCCGAAATCCGAAGCTGCACCCCTTCCTGAGGCTGCTGGTGAGCCGGTTTTGTTGGCTGAAGACGAAGAAGAAGAAGATAAACCGCGCCGCAGGCGCAAATGACGCATGGGATACACTAAACGCCAGTTTGTTGAGGCCGCTTTTGAGGAACTTGGACTGGCGTCTTACGTGTTTGACCTAACGCCTGAAGAGCTTCAGTCGGCGGTGCGCCGGCTCGACGCCATGGTTGCGCAGTGGTACGCGAAAGCCATCCAGATTGGCTACCCACTGACCAACTCGCCCGAGAACGCGGACTTGGACACCGAGACGAACGTGCCGATTACCGCGAACGAGGCCATCATCTTGAATCTCGCGATGCGGATTGCTCCGCAGTACGGCAAGGCGCCGTCTGTGGACACCAAGTTGGGGGCGATTTCGGGCTATCAGACGCTCCTTATGCAGAGCGCCAACGTCTTGCAGCAACAGTACCCTTCTCAGATGCCTTCTGGCGCTGGCAACAAGGACGTGGACTGGCCGTTCTTACCGGTTCCGTCCATCGCCCCCATCGAGCAACAACCCAACGGTCAGCTTCTCTTCCTCTAACATGGCTATTCAAAATCTCGATAACGTCGACAGCATCAGCAACTCGACGTTGTTTGCGGTCAACCAGAACGGGCTCGACTACAACTGCACGGCAGCGGTGGTGGCTGATTTCATCGAGCAAAACGTGACGGTCAACGACGGCAAGGTCATCCAGTACTCCTCGCCCATCGCCGGCTCGACGGTTGCTATCAGCGGCACCAACAACAGCGTGTGGCTGGTGCTTACGCCCATCAGCACGGTGGCCACGCTGACGATCCTGCTCCCTGAGGTGTCGGGCTGCGCTGCGAACCAGGAGATTCTCGTGAACACGACGCAGACCATCACCGCACTCACGGTGAACTTGAACGGTGCTGTGGGCGGCGGCGTTCCGACGACTCTCGCGGCAAATGGTTTCTTCAGACTCCGGTTCGAGCCGGTCATCCAAAAATGGTATCGCGTAGGCTAATATGACACTCCCATTCAATCCCTCATACGGCAGCGGACAATCCCAGTCAGCAACTGGCACGTCCGCCCAGTACACCATCCGCACCGGCACGCGCAGCATCTGCGTGACCAACACCGGTTCCACTAACCCCGTGTTCGTGCGTATCGGGCAGGGGACGGTGACAGCAACGACCGCTGATTACATCGTCATGCCAAACAGCCAAGTATCCCTTGGCAAGTTCCAAGATGACGACAAGATAGCGCTCATCTCGCCATCTGGCACGACAGTGAACTTCATCTGCGGCGCTGGGCTGTGATTCGATATCTATCCAGACGGCGCTCCAAGACGCCAGCAGGCCCGACGGTGACCCCTCCGGGGCCGCCGCCCGCTGCGTCTTACTACCTCCGCCCCGGTGGCGGAACGAACTACTATCGCCGACCCGGCGGCGTTGACCGCTACATCAGACCCTAAAGCATATGCCTGACCTTACAGTTTCAACGGACATCGACTCCTTCATGCAGTCTGCTTCAAGGCAGGCCGCGATGGACAATCTTGCGGGCGCAACGACTTCCGGCCAGTACCTTCGCGGGAATGGCACCGACGTGGTGATGAGCGCAATCCAAGCTGCTGACGTGCCAACGCTGAACCAGAACACCACCGGTACAGCATCGAACGTAACCGGAACGGTCTTGGAAGCCAACGGCGGCACAGGGGAAACCACCTACTCCAATGGGCAGCTGCTCATCGGCAACGCCGCAGGCGGGCTTACAAAGGCAACGCTGACGGCAGGTAGCAATGTCACCATCACGAACGGCAACGGAGCTATCACCATTGCATCTTCTGGCGGCAGCGCAACCCCAACGGACGTGCAGGTGTTCACTTCCAGTGGCACATGGACAAAACCGGCGAATGCCAAGGCAGTTGATGTGATTGTGATTTCTGCTGGTGGAGGTGGAGGATCTGGTCGCAAGGCTGGCGTTGGATCTCAAGCATCAGGCGGAGGAGGAGGTGGCGGTGGATCGTATTCCGCCCGCAACATTTCAGCCACATTACTTGGTGCAACTGAAACTGTTACTGTTGGCAGCGGAGGCATTGGTGGAGCCTCTGTGAGCATCAACAGCACGAATGGCAATGGAGGTGGAGTTGGAGGCAATTCATCTTTTGGCACTTTGGTTCAGACGCAAGGCGGTGGCGGCGCAGGCGCAGCAACTACCGCATCAGGCTCAGCAGGAAGCTCGTCAAGTGCGCGTGCAATGTTTCAGGGTGGAAACGGCGGCGCAGGTGGGGCGGGAGCAGGATTGGGTGGAGCAAATATTTCTGTAGCTGCAGCAGGCGGTGGTGCTGGAGGAGGATTACCTACGTCTGCGACAGTTGGGTTTGTAGGCGGCAACGGAGGAACTGCACTTGGAAGTTTTTTAAGTGGAGGAACCGCTACAGGCGGCGTTATTGGCGGCAACGGAGGAACCGCTCCAAATGTTACCGCAAACTTTCCTATTGCTGGCAGCGGAGGTGCAGGTGGAGGATCTAGTGTTACTGGGAACGCTGGTGCTGGAGGCAATGGTGGGACTTATGGTGGCGCAGGTGGTGGTGGCGGTGCGGGCCTTGATAACGTCGGAAACTCTGGCGCAGGCGGCAATGGAGCAGACGGCATCGTTGTGGTCACAACCTACTTCTAATTATGAGATACGCTATTGTAGACGACCTCACAAAAGTTGTGCTGAATATCATCCGTTGGGATGGCGTTGCCCCCTACACACCTCCCGCTGGAACCAGCTTGGTAAATGTCACTGATATCCCGTGTGACATTGGCTGGATTCAACAACCAGACGGAACCTTTGCACCTCCTCCTGAAGATGCCTAAGAAGCAAGTCAACCTATCGGTCAGCCGCGGTGAGAAGCTCCCTGTATCTCAGGGAGCAGGACTCACTGCCAAGGGCCGCGCCAAGTACAACCGCGAGACGGGCAGCAACCTTAAGGCGCCGGCACCCAACCCAAAGACCGAAAAAGACGCTGCGCGTCGGCGCTCGTTCTGCGCTCGCATGAGCGGGATGCCGGGGCCAATGAAGGACGAGAAGGGGCGCCCAACACGCAAAGCTGCTTCACTCAAACGCTGGAACTGCAAATGAAAAAAGGACTATACGCCAACATCCACGCCAAACGCGAACGCATCGAAGCCGGTAGCAAGGAGAAGATGCGCAAGCCAGGCTCCAAGGGAGCGCCGACTGCGGCAGCGTTCAAAGCATCTGCGAAGACCGCCAAGAAGAAGTAATGCAAGTCCCACTCCTCAGCGGCATCTACACGGACGCAGCCGGCGACTTCCGCCGCAGCTACCCGCGTAACCTGATACCGGTCATCCAGCCCTCGGGCTTGAGCAACGGGTATCTGCGCCCTGCTGACGGCATCAAACACTTCGCGGTAGGCCCTGGGGTAGACCGAGGCGGCATCGAGTGGAACGGTGTTCTCTACCGCGTGATGGGCACCAAGCTCGTCTCGGTAAGCTCGCTTGGGAACGTGGTGGTTCTTGCGGACGTCGGCGGCAGTGGTCAAGTAACACTTGACTACTCAGAAACCCTGCTCGCCATTCTCTCCAGCGGCACGCTGTACTACTGGAACGGTTCCACGCTCACCAGCCTGACGCCTGACCCCGCCATGGGGCCAATAACGGACTTCTGCTGGGTGGACGGCTACTTCTTCTTAACGGACGGGTTCTTCATCGCTACGACGAACTTGGTGAACCCGACCATCGTTCAGGCCAAGGCAACGTCCGAGGCTGACCCCGATCCCATCACGTCCATCCAGAAGTTTCGGAACGAGGTCTATGCGATTAACCGACACACCATCGAGCTCTTCAACAACGTCGGAGGGGACATTCTTTCCTTCCCGTTCGCACGCATCGAAGGAGCCCAGATACAACGGGGTGGAGTCGGAACGTACTCCTGCTGCGTATATCTGGATTCTGTGGCTTTCGTCGGAGGCGGGAGAAACGAGGGCATCTCGGTGTGGTTGGCGTCAGGAGCCAACACCGTCAAAATCTCTACCCGTGAGATTGACCAGATTCTGGCAACTTACACTGAAACTGCTCTGGCTTCGACTATCTGTGAGGCACGGGTCTACAACGGACTTAACCATCTCTACATCCACCTTCCAGACCACACGCTAGTGTACGACGGCTCGGCCTCTCAGATTGCCGAGCAGGCCATCTGGTTCACGCTGGCAGACGGTCTTTACGGCAACAACAGCTACCGCGCACGCAACTTCATCAACGCCTACGACAAGTGGATTTGCGGCGACACGTCAGCTCCCAACTTGGGCTATGCGGTGTACGACGTCTCCTCGCTGTGGGGCGAGCGCGTCGGGTGGCAGTTCGAGACCCAAATCTTCTACAACGAAGGCAAGGGCGCCATCTTCCATGAGCTTGAGCTTGTCGCACTGACGGGGCGGGTTGCCTTGGGCGTGAACCCCACCATCTTCGCGAGCTACTCAGCGGACGGCATTACCTACTCGCAGGAGCGCGGTATCAGCGCAGGGCGCATTGGGGATCGCAACAAGCGCCTCACGTGGATGCGCAACGGTCGCATGGGCGACTGGAGAACGTACCGGTTTCGCGGGACAAGCGACGCGCACTTGTCTGTAGCAATCTTGGAGGCGCGGCTTGAGCCGCTTGTGTGGTAAATGGCCAACTCCATCAAGCCCAACCGGAATGACCTTGCCAAGTTCCTGCCCGACCAGCGCCTCATCCGCGCCTTCGAGCAACTCTTCGAGTACGTCCCAGCCAGCATCGACGCCAACACCATTGACTCGTATAACTCTCAGACGTCTGCACAGCAGGCGCTTGACACGGTTGAAGCCCTTCGCAGCGTCATCGAGCTCGCTTCTACAGCGCCTGCTCAGCAGGCTAACCAGATTGCTGAACTAGCCCAGCAGGTCGCCCTGCTCTCGCAAGCCCCACCGGTGGAGCAACGCAAGGCTCCCCGTTACGGAACCTTCTACGACACCACAACGCAGACGGCAGCGGCCATAAACACGGCGTACGCGGTCACGTTCAACTCAACCGACCTCAGCTTCGGCGTGAGCACTGGAACGCCTGCAAGCCGCATTTACGTTGATTCTGAGGGCATCTACAATTTCCAGTTCTCCATGCAGCTAGACAAGACCGCTGGAGGCGTTGGTCTGTTCTACTTGTGGGCGCGAATCAACGGCGTTGACCAAGCCAACTCGGCCACCCAAATCCGCATTCAGGGCAACAACGCAGAAAGTGTTGCGGCATGGAACTTCGTGTATAGAATGAACGCGGGAGATTACTTTGAGCTCATGTGGTCCGTGGACACCGTGGACATCGAGATCAAAGCCTTTACCGCAGCCCCACCGGTGCCTGACATTCCGTCGGTCATTTTAAGCGTCACCAACAACATCTCCTGACAATGGCTGTAACCGTCAAAAACATCATCCCGCCCAAGCAGGCCGAGGCTGCTGCGACAGCCCAGTACCTTGCGTCGAACTGCAAGTGCATCATCGACAAGTTCACGGTGACCAACACCTCTGCGGCGAATGCGTCCATCACGGTGAACCTGATTACGCCCTCGGGCACAGCCGTAAACAGCAACAAGATTCTTTCCTCGAAGGTCGTTGTGCCCAATGAGACCTACACCTGCCCAGAGCTCGTCGGGCAGGTTCTTGAGTCCGGTGGCATCATCTCCACAACCGCAAGCGCAGCGACCTCGCTGACCATCATGGCTTCTGGGAGGGAAGTGACCTAGAGATG